CACAAAGGAATGCGCCAGCGCGCCAAAAGAGCACCAACTGGTGCCGGCCAGCCACTATTCACATCTACCGGCATGATGGCCTCACGATGCTCATACCAAAGACCGACGATCATCTTGATGGCGACTTTCAACCCCGGCGGACAGGCGTTGGCACCACCGAACCCGGCGCTGATCGAAATCCTGACAGGCCAGCTTGTATCTTTTAGCACTGGCATCTGCGTGCCGCCAACCAATGCCAACTGCGTCCGCTGCGAGGGTCGCGCATTCAGCTCATAGGCTCCTTCCGGCAAGGTCTGCTCCGCCCCGGACGCATCCAGATAGGTGATGGTTACCGAACGAACCGGCTCTAGCGGAAGATCAAGTTTCACGGGAAAGCTTGGCAGCTCCAAGAGCCAAGTCTGTGTGATAATGGCCCGCCCAAGGATACCGGACGGGCCATCTAGGTAGTCCACTGCCGCCGCAATAAGACCCTCGAGCAGCTGATCATCTTCGGTGTCATCCGCCTCGACACGGCAGTGCCTTTTTGCCTCCTCGAGCGACACAGGAAGATCAGCCGCTGGCGTGGTAAGGGTCAGACGCATTCGTCAGGCCTTTTTTGCAGTGGATTTCTTGGTGGTATCCGATGAGGACCCTGACGCAGATTTGCTGGGTTTGGCAGAACCCCCTGAGGCCCCAACGGTGTCGGTTGATGTGGCGTCATCCGAACCTGACGCATCGGCAGCATCCGCTGCGCCAGGATCTCCGGTGACGGTCTCAGAGGCTGCGGGTGACGACTGATCGCCGCTTCCCGTTTCAATCACCACCGTACTGAGATCGATGCCCGGCCCATTCCCAGCCTCTGTGCCAGATGCAACATCGACAACGGCATCGTCGCGATCCACCGGGCGCCCCAGCTCATCGGCGGTTTCGGTCTTCAATGCACGTTTAGCTCCAGGAATAACAGCAATACCACCCGCGATCAAGTTGTCCGCCAAAGCAAAAAAGAATCCGGCGATTTCGCCTGGTTGATACATGCGATAGGATTTCAGAAACTCGACAGACTTCATGCTGGCAAGCGGTCCGCACCGCCGAATACGAGGACGGATGACAACGCGGCCGTGTCGGTATTGGCCGCACTGAGATCGGGGGTGAAGTTCGCGCGGATGTAGCGCCCCGCCCCCATGATAGCTGCATCGAGCTCGAGGGTGCCAGTGACGGCTCCACCACCGGAGGGGCCCGTTGCAACCACGGCGCTCGCAGCAGTGGTCACGGCTGTGGCACCGCTGAGATTCGGGTCGTTGCTGGACTCGACTTCGCAGGCAATCGACAGCGTTTCTCCCTCCGCGAGGGTCGCTGAGAACGGGATGGCGAGTACGCAGCTTTGCGGGAAACCGATCTCGCCTCGATCGATGATGGCGCCCACCACTTCGACGTTGTCGCCTGCCCCGCCTGCCGTCGCTGCGACGTTGGCGGTGGCGCGCATAACCGAAATCAGCGCGCCGATATTTCGTAATTGTGTGGTCATGACATGTCTCCTCAATCTGACCGAAGGGGAATGGCGGGCCCGACTGGGCCCACCGGCTCAGGATCAGAGGCCGGGTGCCCAAGTAACGCCCGTTAGGACGGCCACGGCTGGCAGATGGCGCAGGCCAATGTCATGCTGCATGATCATCCGCATCAGTGTCTCATCGCGAGAGAACGCGGCCTGCATATTGCCCGCGGAGTCCTTGTAGGCCGCTTCGGTAGACATCGCGACTTCAATGCCCATGTGCTCACCAACAAGGATGTGACCCGGATGCGCCAGCATGACTTCAGACTCGTTGCCGCCCACACCAAGGTTGCTTGGGATCTCGGTGGTGATATGCACCGGTTTCATGCGCAGCTGGCCATTGGCCATCTCTGGATAAACCTTGTTGCCATTGCCATCACGCAGGTTGGTCAAGAACATCGCAACTTGCGGCGACATGATCCAATGCGCCCCGGTTACCACGACGTTGTTGTTCGCCAGAGCGAGCTCGAGGCGGCCGAGATCGTTGTCCACCTTTTGCAGATCCGGCGCAGCGGTCATGGTCAAGACATGGGTCGCAGCGAAAGGCGTGCCAGTGTGCTGGAAACGAAGACCCTTTGGCGCATAATCTGTTCCCGCGCCGCGCAGGAAGTGGCGATCCTGGATCTGCGCGGCATCGGCCAGTGCATCATCGCGCACCATTCGGTCGACGGCCGTTGAGGCTGTGCGCAGCAAGTCATTGGAAATCGGGATGATCCCGCTCAGCTTCTTCGCCGACAGCTTCACCTGACCATACTCGTATCCGGTTGCCTTGATGTCCTGCTGCTCACCGCCATATTCGAAATTTGCTCCGCTCGCGCGGCGGTTTGTGGTCATATTCCCGTTCGGCATGGGAACAATACGCGGGCCCATCGCGGTGACGACACTGAGCGGACGCAGTAGCTCGATCACCTCGCCGGAAACATCTTCCGGCACCAGAAACCCGCCGGCGGTACCGTTGGACATGTTTTGATTAGCAAAAAGACCGCTGTCCCCGCTCGCCTCGGCGATCTGCTGGGCAACATACTGGTTGCCGCCCGCCGCCGCGATCGTGCGCACCATACGAGCGAACTGCAGGCCCGGCTCTTTCGGGGTTGCGGGTGCAGTCGGTGCGCTACCGGCTTCGGTTCCCGACGCCCCCGGCAGCGGCGAGGCTGGACGCGCGGCCTCAGCGCGGCGGCGTTCAACATCTTCAAGGCGGGTCAGCTCTGCCGTCACATTATCATCTTCAGCCTTCAGGGACTCGAATTGTGCAGTCTGCTCCTCCGTCCAGTCTTCACCATCGCCGATCGAAGCCACGAGGGCATCCATCTGGTCAATGATACCCGCGCGGCGGGCTCGCAGTTCCAGGATCTTATCCATGGTCAGTTCCTCATTGCGGCGCGCCGCCGCGTTTCGATTTCAGCGGCCGCGTGCGCACTGCGACCCGCTCCAGTTTTCCGGGTGCGCCCGGAACCTTCAGTCAGCACCCCCTCAAGGGTGCCAATGCGATCAGCCATGCCCGCCTCGATGGCGCGCGTGGCCGAGAGCATTGCGCCGCGGCCGAAATCGCTTCGAACGCGATCAGGCGAGACGCGGCGACCAGCGGCCACATCCGCGATGAACACCTCCTCGACGGCATCGATGTCCTTCTGGATAGCCGCCCGACCTTCTTCCGTGGACGGATCTGGGCGCTTGGCGGGGGCGTTGCTGCTGACGATTTCGTAAGACCGGCGCCCCTGGTTATCCGCCGCCTCCTGCCGAGACAGCGACGCAACCACCCCGATCGAGCCGACCGACGCAGAACGATCCATCACGATCTCGCCAAATTGACTGCAGAGCCAGTAAGCCGCCGATGCACAGTTGCCGGTGACAAAGGCGGTGATCGGCTTTGTGGTGGCGCGCAGCGTTTCAGCCGCCTCTCCGAGGCCGGAAACCACGCCGCCCGGGCTATCCACCACCACGACGATCCGATGCACATCACTCGACGCCTGCGCCACGCGGATGTCCCGCATAAAGGCGTTCAAGGAAGTTCCGTCGGAAGAAGCGTTGATCATCGAGGCTCGGGGAAAGATCGGTCCGAACATCGGCACTACCGCAGATCCATCGCGGATCGTGCTCATGCCCGCTCCCTCGAGCCGCGTCCCGACCGCAGCGACGGCCGACAAATTGGCCTCGAGGCGCGGAATGTGACCATCCTGCGCGATCCGCTTCAGCACATCCTCATCAAGGGCGCGCAGCGCGATGGCTTCGATCGCATCGAGGTAATCTGGCATGATCGCCCAGGGCTGCGCCCGAATGGCCGCAACCAGCGCCGTCAATTCCTGTTTCATGATTGGTCTCCGCTGGTGTCTTCGGTGCTGCCCGGCGCCGCAGATGCTCCCGCAACTTGCATGTTCGCCGGCATCCAGTAGTCCGTCCCCGCATTGCCTTCGATGTTGGGAAGGTTCTCGTAGCTGCGCAGTTCGTTGCCGTTCACCATGCCCATCTGGCGTTGCAGCCAATAAGCCTCCATCCTGCTCTTCAGGTCGCCTCTGACCAGCTGGGCAGTAACGTGTTCAAAGTAATACCCGACCTTGGCAAAGGCCTTAGTCGCGGCCTGGGCAACCCGCGTGTAATGCGGGCCCAGGTGATAGATGACGAACTCGAGGCTTTGCTGCTCAATGTTTCCGAAGGTGGCGCGCGACAGATCAAAGATCAGATGCGGCGGCACACCCCAAATCCGGGCGAGATCGACCACTTGAAACTGTCGCGTTTCCAGATATTGGCTGGATTTCAAATCATGAGCCAAGAACTCGGCCTTTAGATCTTGATCGAGG